AACGTATGATAAAAACATCTTGATGGCAATTTATAGGAATTTAGATGTTAACCATTAAATCATTATCAGTAAAAAACTTCATGAGTGTAGGTAATACTGCACAAGGTATTAATTTTGACAACAAAAGCCTTGTTCTAGTAATTGGTGAAAACATGGATCTAGGCGGTGACGATGCCGGTGCTAGGAATGGTACTGGTAAGACTACAATTATTAACGCACTATCATATGTGTTTTACGGAGAAGCATTAACAAGTATCAGGAGAGATAATCTTGTAAACAAAACTAACGAAAAAGGCATGATGGTTTCTGTGTCGTTTGTTAAAAACAATATTACATATACTATTGAAAGAGGTAGAAAACCTCAAGTGTTTAGATTCTATGCAAACGAAATAGAACAGAATACAGAGAGTAACGAAGCACAAGGTGAGAACAAAGAAACACAGCAAGAAATAAACAAATTGCTTGGTATGACCCATGCCATGTTTAAAAACATAATTGCACTAAACACTTACACTTTACCGTTCCTTGCAACTAAACAAGGCGAACAGAGAGAAATTATTGAACAGTTGCTTGGTATAACACTCTTAAGTGAAAAATCAGATCTTTTAAAAGAACAAATGAAAGCAACTAAAAACGAGTTGCAAGAAGAAAAGATAAAACTAGATGCAAAAAATGCCTCTAACGAAAAAATACAAGAGTCTATCGAAAGTTTAAAAATAAGATCTAGTGCTTGGCAAAGTCAAAAAGATCAAGATTCTGTAAACTTTGCTCAAGCAATAGCAGAGTTAGAAAAAGTGGATATTAAAGCAGAATTAGAAGCACACAAAAAAGCACAATCTCACAGTGAAAATTATTTAAAACTACTGGGTTTACAAAAAGAAAAAGCATATCATGACGATGCGTTTACTAGAGCAGAAACAAATGTAACTAAAACCGAATCTGATTTAAAATTTGCAGAACAGGCCAAGTGTCCAACTTGTGAACAATCATTGCATGATGAAAAACACAAACAACTAACTGATAATTTAATTGCTACACTGAATGAAAGTAAAGCAGACGTTACAAAAGCAAAAACTGATATTAATAATGTACAAAAGAGTATTGACGATATCGGCGATTTAGGACAAACTCCAGATACCTATTATGACAGCATCGATGAAGCATACAATCACAAAGGTTCATTAAAAGATTTACAAAGACAACTAGAACAAAACGAAGCCAAAGAAGATCCTTATGCAGAACAGGTAGAAGAACTAAACAAATCTGCAATACAAAAAATTGATTACACAATTATAAACGAACTCGAAGATCTAAACAGACATCAAGACTTTTTGTACAAACTGTTAACAGCAAAAGATTCATTTATAAGAACAAGAATTATTGAACAGAACTTAACATATCTAAATCAAAGATTGGCATATTATCTAGGACAAGTAAAACTTCCGCACACAGTTACATTCCAAAGTGACTTGACTGTGCGTATTGAAGAACTAGGTAGAGAACTTGATTTTGATAACTTGAGTAGAGGCGAAAGAAACAGATTAATATTATCTTTGAGTTGGGCATTTAGAGATGTATGGGAATCACTTTATCAACAGATCAACTTGTTGTTCATTGATGAATTGGTAGATGCTGGTATGGACGCATCTGGCGTTGAATCTTCTATTGCTGTATTGAAAGACATGAGTAGAACACAGCAAAAGAATATTTTCCTAATATCTCACAAAGATGAACTGGTAAGCAGAGTGAATTCTGTACTGAAAGTAGTAAAAGAAAACGGTTTTACCAATTATGAAAATGATGTGGATATTATTGTTTAGATTTTACTTGACAAAACCAGATCATACGTGCTTTAATAAAAGATATATTAATTAATAATATAAAGAAGGATATAATTATGTCAGAAACACATGAACAGATCATGACTGAGATTCAAACTTACTCTGAAGAGAATCAAAAATTCACAGAGAAAGGTGTTAAAGCAAGTGCCACAAGAGCAAGAAAGGCATTAGCATCTCTTTCAAAATTGATCAAAGCAAGAAGAAAAGAAATTCAAGAAGTTAAAAACGCGGCAAAGACAGCGGCGTAATTTTTAATTATTGAGATCTCATTAAAGCCTGTGCAATTATGTTGTGCAGGCTTTTTTTACGACTCGAGAATACCTTTGCTTTTTTTCTCTCTGATAATTCCAGATCCGTGTATTCGCACTCTGATATGACCGTTGTAATAATCATCAGTCTCAAGAACTTTACGTGCAAATTGTTCTCTGGCTTCTATGTAGGATAGTTCTGCTCTGGATTTACAATAAAAAAGTATTTCTCGTGTAAATTTGTCTTTACCAAGTTTTTGGACATCTTCGGTCAAAGCATCACTTGAACCAAAATACTCTTTCCAATCTGATTCCACTGTATATCTGCGTTTGTTGACTCTCCCTTTTAACGGAGGTCTTGCTTTTTTGAACTCTGCTAACTTTTTACCAATATATTTCCTACCATTAGTTGTATTTGTGATCTGATACACGAACCCAACTACACCTTCTGGTACTTCATCTACTATTTCTTCTTTGTATGTCCACTGCATACTACTATTTAAAGCCAAAAAGATTGACCTGTAAAAATGTTTATGTTATATACAAGTGATAGGCAACACAGCAAATTAAAATTTCTCATAGGCAAATATAGCATCTTCGTACATAAGGGAGTTACGGTGTAACAACACAGGCGAATCCCATGATGCAAACAGCAAAAAATGATGAGGCTCTTAGAAAAAGATAAACCTCAGGTTTACCAAATACTATTGTGTAAGGGTTTGGTAGGCTCGCGTTGGATGAATGAGTTAACGGGTACAGCACAACCGCCCGGCGAAAGCAACGATACACAATGACTACGATACTCGCCACAGATTATCAAAGTTAGTTCGGCTAGAAATAGCCGAATTATGACTACTCATCTGCCACAGAATACGCAACACTAGAAGTTGCGTTAAAAGTTATTTTCGAGATTGCGTAAATTAGAAGTAAACTGAGCGTAAGCGAAAGTTTAGATGTCTTTAGACATCTTTTAGTTGATGTGATTACTCTTCTTCGTCGTCAACTTTGTTATACTTTTCAGATAGTACTGACTTTAATTCCGGTTCTTCTGATTCTTCAATATTGGAAACATCCTCATCAGTTAATTCTACTTCCTTATCCGGTTCAAAATCTTTGATTTTTTCTTTTGCGAGTTTTAATACTTCTTCCATGGTTTCCAGTTTTGCTTTTAGTGTGGCGACCTTAAGTTTTAGTTCCTCGTTTTCCTGTTTTACGCCCGCGGCGTGTTTGCCGACATGGTCTACGTCTCTGGTAGCATTTTCCAATCGTATGAGTATCTGCTTGTTACGACTCTCTTTTTGAGAAACTGCCTGATGTAGGTGTTCCTTTTCAAGTGTTAGGTCTTTGATTGTATTTTTAAGTTCTAGGACTAGATCGCTGGTCGACATATGTTCATTTATTTAAAGAGGTCTGTGTTCCATTATAGTATACTATAATTCTAAAAAAATGGTTGTCCGGTTTTCTTGGCAGTTTCCAAGTTCTCTTTTATTATGTCTGCAATAATTTTTCTCTCCTCTACAGAAAGGTTTAGAGATTCTTGCCATGTCACGCCACCTCGCATATACCAGCATATTTTAAGCAGTTCGTGTTTGATGTTTTTGGATTCATTTTCTAGATCCTTGAAATATGATAAAATGTCAGATTCCGTGAGTGTCAGCAACTTTATCCGAAAAAATTTGCGTTATCAAACGTGATAGGTACTTGGTATGTTGCCGGTGCACCTTTCTTAATTTGCTCTTCTGTGGATTTTGCAGTCATGGGTTTCAATGAACCCTGCTGTCTTATTTTGACCAATGCGGCTTCTAACTCCTGAACCAATTTTGCATCTGCGTTCTCGATGAATTCACTTATCTGTGCTGAATCAGATACTTCTTCACCGGCCGGTAGAGTTATTGTTTCAATGTTAGACAACAGCAATCTCGAATTCAGTTCTGTCAGTGTTTTAAAACTTTCATTGAACATTTTTGCCTTGTCTTCGTCTTTCAGTGTTGATGAATTGACCTGCATATATTTTCTTTGCTGTTCAAATGTTTTTAATTGTGTGTCAGTCATCATTTTGTAAGTCAACGGTTTTACTTTTATTTTCATTCCGTTTGCCAATGTTGCTTCTTCCATGATTTTTGTGTTGTGTATCGTCTCAAGCATAGAGGGTAAGTTAACTGAATGATTGGTTGGTTCATTTATTAGTGGTACCTGGGTGCTCACTTCCATGCTTTCACCGTAACCTGCAATTCTGATTGCGATCAACACAGTGTCCACATCATAGTTCACAAGTCTCCATGGGTCCTTGATATCAGGAATGCATGATTTGATCACATCCACTGTGGATTGTCCACTCATCATAGAATCCGGTGTCTTGAATGCTAGATCATCCTTGGCTGTCATGGGCAATACTGCGTGTTCGCCTGTTTCGGATGGTGTTACTATGTCATCGGAATAGTACTTTCCGCCAGATGGGAATTTTATATAGATTGCCGGCTGTCTATAAAATTTTGTTAAAGGGTTTGTTTTTTCTTCCATTTTTTTCTTCTATAAATATACTTTGTTAACGTATGTATGTCTATATTTATGTGCGTATATAATGGTGGTATTAAACTATGGATGAAACACAACTAAAACAGATGCTCAATGAGGCTTTCAGCACCGCTGACCTCAAAAAGTTCAGGCAGGAGTTGGATAGATCCACAAAAGCATCTAAAGGAATTTCGGCAGAAGAGAAGAAATCACTGGAAAAACTGCTTAAAAGCAGAGAAGAATTAATAAAAGCATCAAACAATCTACAAGGGCACTTTGGCAAGTTCGGTAAACGAATGGGTATGTCAGAGACCATGGCATTCAAGTTTGGTAGAGCCGCAGAAACCACAGCAGGATTTACTGGTAAACTTGGATCGGCGATATATCAAGGCACAGGCCAAATACAAGACTTCACTAACACCCTAAAGGAGTTTGGTCCTATAGGAGAAATGTTTGCCAGAGTAGGTAGTGTTGTTGGATCTAGTCTGGATATGTACAGAACTCTGTCCGATGTTGGAGCATCGTTCAGCCAGAATTTAATCACCATGAGAGAAACTGCCGCTCGAGCAGGATTACCCTTGGAAGATTTTGCAAACATGGTTGGAAAAAATTCTGAGGAACTCGCAAAACTTTTTGGAACAACATCTCAAGGTGCAGTTGCATTTTCAAATCTTTCGAAAGCATTGAGGTCAACATACATTGAAGACCTTGCACCACTAGGACTTACAGTTGAACAGTTAAATGAACAACTACTAACATCATTTACACTTAATCGAAGATCAGGAATGTTCCAGCAGATGGACGATGCTCAAAGAATTGCCGCAGGTGCATCACTGATCAAACAAATGGACAGGTTAGCAAAACTAACTGGTCAACAGAGAGATGCTCTTGCTGACGAAATGGAAGCACAACTTTCTAATGCTAGATTTTTAGCGGCACTAGGAGATATGTCTCCGGCTATCAGAGAACAAACACAATTATTTGCGGCCGGTATTGGTACTATTGCACCTGAACTATCAACAGGATTGCAAGACCTAATAGCAACAAGTGGAGTACCAGTTACTCAAGCGGCACAAGATCTTGTTAAAACTATTCCTGGTGCAACCGACATCATTAAACAATTAGAATCAGGTGGTATTGATAATGTTGAAGCGATGAGACTATTAAAAATTGAAGCAATGAAATCTGAAGAGATGTTTAGAGATGTTGCAAAAACCGGTCAAGTAGAATTCATTGATGGAATGTTTGTTGGAGTAAACAAATTAGCAACCTCTGTGTTGGATACTACTGCGGCAACAGATGAACAAAGAGAAGCGGCAAATAAACTTACACAAGAATTAACAGAATTTCAAAACGCATCTAAAAATCTTTCAAGTGCATTCCAAGGAACTGAAACAAGTTTCTTAAAATTTATTGGAAACTTTTTAGGAACTGGTGTTGGATCACTTAACGATACAATGAATGGTCTTGCAGAAGACATTAAAAAAATGGGTGAAGGAACCCAAACTGCTTTATACGCCGCTAAAGAAATTGTAACAACCGCTGGCAGTATGTTAAGAGAAACTGCACCTATCACGGCAGGAACTTATGCCGCATTAAAACTGTGGGCACCTTTAGGACCTGGAGGAATGGGTGGTGGTGGTTTTGGCAAAGGATTAAAGAATGTTGCCAAGGTAGGCGGTGGAGCAGTAGGTCTTAGTACCATGGCCATGGGAGGCAACATAGCAGACCAGGCAGATTCAACAGCCGGCAAAGCATTAGGAGTAGGATCAAGTGCGGCCGGTGGTGCATTGACAGGCGCCATGATAGGATCTGTTGTTCCAGTTGTTGGTACAGCAGTAGGTGCCGCGATAGGCGGAATACTAGGAGGAGTTTACGGATTGTTCAGAGCATCTGATTACGATGATATGGCCGCTGAAAAACTTGGATTGAACGGAAAAGCCAGAGGAACAGTAGGAACAACCGGTAATTTAAGAGAAATTAATGATAATTTGTCCACGATTCATGCAGGTGAAAGAGTACTAACCAAAGCAGAAACAGATTCTTACCTTTCCAGCCAAGCAACCGGTGGTGACAACACAGCATTATTGTCAATGAATACTACATTTAATGCCATGAATACTAAAATGACAGCAGTCGTTAACGAAATGAAAACATTTAATAAGAACGTAAATACGTTGGTAAGTATTGACACAGATATTGCAAGAAATACAGATAAAACACAAAGAAGACTTGCAAACCAGAGTGAAAGTATTGTATAATAAGTTATGGCTTGGAAAAAATATTTTAAAGACGCGAACCTTTCTCCTATATCAGGAGACAATAGACCAAATTTTGCGAAGAGAAATTATTCTTCGTATCTACCCGATGTATATACAGGACATCCAAACAGAATTCAAAGATATTTTCAATATGATCAAATGGATTCAGATTCAGAAATCAATGCGGCACTAGACATACTTGCAGAATTCT